GTTGTGGTGTAAGACAACTTCTTTTTGAAAATTATACACCAATGACTTCTATATTTTTAAAAAGAAAAATAGAAGAAGTTTTACAAAATTACGAACCTAGAATAAGTTTAACATCTATTGTTATTAATGATGATAATTTAATAACTAATAAATTAGTTGGTGATGATGTTGATAATAATAGATTAGTAGTTGAAATACATTTTTATATTATTGGAGTACCAGGTCCACAAGCAATGTCAGTAGAATTACAAAGGTTAAGATAAGATGAGTCAACATAAATTAAACGTATCAGAATTAGACTTTGATAAAATTAAAACAAATCTAAAAACATTTTTACAAAGTCAAACGCAATTTCAAGACTATGATTTTGAAGGGTCAGGTCTTTCTATTCTAATAGATGTGTTATCTTATAACACTCACTACTTGTCATACATTGCTAATATGTCAACTAATGAAATATATTTGGATAGTGCTGATATTAGAAATAATATTGTATCACTTGCGAAGATGTTAGGTTATACTCCAACATCTCCAAGAGCACCAAAAGCTTTAATTGATATTCTTGTAAATGACGCAACTGGATCATCTGTTACAATGCAGAAGGGAACAATTTTCTCAACTACAGTTGACAATTTAGATTATCAATATACAACTATTTCAGATATTACAATTGCACCAGTAAATGGAGTTTATAAATTTGAAAATGTAACTCTTTATGAAGGAACATTGGTTACATTTAAATATACATATGACGAAAATGATAGTGACCAACAATTTATGATACCATCTACTAATGCAGATACTTCAACTTTAAAAGTTACAGTTCAAAATAGTAATACAGATACAACGCAAGAAGTTTATACTTTAACAGGCGGTTATAATAATATATCAAAAGAATCAAGAGTATATTTTATACAAGAAAGTCAAGATGGTAAGTTTGAAATTTATTTTGGTGATGGTGTAACAGGTAAAAAATTAGAAGATGGTAATATAATTATTTTAGAATATGTTATTACCAATCAAGAAGAATCAAATGGTGCTTCAAAATTTAATTTATCAGGAAACGTTGGTGGTTTTACAGACGTAACTATAACAACTGAATCAAATTCACAAGGAGGTTCAGTTCACGAATCAAGCAATTCTATAAAATTTAATGCACCTTTACAATACGCTGCTCAAGATAGAGCAGTTACAGCAACTGATTATGAAACAATAGTTAAATCAATTTATCCAAATGCATTATCAATAAGTGCCTGGGGTGGAGAAGATGATGAAACTCCACAATATGGTGTTGTAAATATTTCAATCAAAGCAAAATCAGGTTCAACATTAACTGATACAACAAAGGCAGATATTGTAACTCAATTAAAACCATTTAACGTTGCTTCAGTAAGACCAGTTATAAAAGATCCAGAAACAACTTCTGTATTACTTACTTCAAATGTTAAGTATGACGCAAAGGCAACAGCAAAAACTGCTGATACTATAAGAGCAGATGTTATTACTTCATTATCAAATTATAATTCAGAAAATTTACAAAAGTTTGATTCAGTATTTAGATTTTCAAAGATAACAGGTTTGATTGATAATACAGATGCTAGTATTTTATCAAACATAACAACTGTTAAAATAAGAAAATCTTTCCAACCGATACTTTTAACATCTTCAAAATATAATATCTATTTTAGAAATGCATTATATAATCCACACTCTGGACATATGGCAAGCACAGGCGGCATATTAAGTTCATCAGGATTTAAAATAGATGGTAATGATAACGAATGCTTTTTTGATGATGACGGCGCAGGTAATGTAAGATTATATTATATGTCAAGTGGAGTAAAATCTTATTTAAATTTAACGCAAGGTACAATTGATTATGGCACAGGTGCAATAACACTTAATTCAATGAACATTGCTGCTATATCAAATATTGATGGCGTAGCTTCAACAGTAATTGAATTAACAGTAACACCAAATTCTAATGATGTTGTTCCAGTTAGAGACCAAATTGTTGAAATGGATATTTCAAATTCAACTATAACGGTTACTGCTGATAGTTTTGTAGGAGGAAGTGCTGAGGCAGGTGTGGGATACACAACTACTTCCAGTTATTAATGACAAATGGCAAAATTTAATGACAAGATTTCTACAATACTCGCTGGTCAACTACCTGAATTTATAGTTAGTGAACATCCAAAGTTTGCTGAATTTCTTAAAGTCTATTACCAATTACTAGAGTCTGCTGAGTTATCAGTAACTTCTGTTAAATCAACAGAAGGTATTTTACTAGAAACAGAAACTAATCAAGCAAATAATTTAGTTTTAAATTCTAGTGCTAAAGGTACTGCAAGAACATTACTGGACGAAGGTGATAAAATTATTTTTGAAACTTATTCTGGTACTGAATATGGAAAATTTACAAGAGGTGAAACAATTACAGGACAAACTTCTAATGCAACTGCTGTTGTATTAACAGAAGATTTAAATAGTGGACGTTTATTCATAACTGCTAACAATCAATTTATAGATGGTGAAATAGTTGTAGGTGGTAGTTCAAATGCATATGCAACAATAGATAATTATAAACCTAATCCTGTAAATAATATTGCTGACCTAGTTAACTTTAGAGATCCAGATAATGTAATTAGTAATTTCTTATCAAATTTTAGAGATGAGTTTCTTGCAACACTACCAGATACATTAGCAAATCAAGTTGACAAAAGAAATCTTATAAAAAATGTTAAATCACTTTATCGTTCAAAAGGAACGAATAGAGGACACGAAATATTTTTTAGAATACTATTCAATGAAGAATCACAAACCTTTTATCCAAGAGAACAAATATTAAGAGTATCAGATGGTAAGTATGATACATTAAAAGTTTTAAGAGCACTTTCAGATATAGGAGATACAACAGAATTAGTTGGAAGAAGAATTACTGGTGTAGATAGTTTAGCAACAGCAGTTGTTGAAAATGTTACCAATTTTCAAATAGGTGCAGATACAGTTTCAGAATTTATTTTAAATAATGATTCAATTCAAAGTACATTTCAAATCGGAGAACAAATACAAGGTTCTGCTTCTGATACAGACGATTGGTATATTAAAGCAACTATAACTGGTATTCCAGGAACAAAAATACTTACAAATGATGGTACATTAAATACCACGAGTGATGTTGTTGCAGTTACAGCAGGTGGAATTGGTGCTAGATTTAATATTGATGAAATTGGTTCTGGCGGAATTACAGATGTTGTAATTGATAGTAAAGGAGAAAATTATAAAGTTGGTGATAAATTAGTATTTAATAATTCAGGTACTAATGGTAATTATGTTGATGGATTTGTAAGAGTTGTTAATGGAGGAATTGCTGCTGAAGATTCTGACCAAATAGTTTTAGAAGATGGTACTAATGCTGCTGACAATTATTTCGGTAATAGTATTATGCAAGAAGCAGATACAGGTTTAGGAACAATTGAAAAAATATTTTTAACTTATGGTGGTACAGGATATACTTCTTTACCAAGTGTAACTATATCTTCAATAACAGGTTCAGGTGGAAGTGTAAGAGCGTGGGGTGATGAAATTGGAAGAATTGTTGCATTAAAAACAATTGAATTAGGAAAAAAATATCAAGACGCTCCTAGTCCTCCACAATTAGGATTTTATAACAGTTGCATATTAACAGGTGCAGTAGGATCATTTACAATAAATTCATCTTGTACAACACCTAGTGGACAAGGAACAATTGTTTCATTTAACACTTCTACAAATGAATTAAGAATAAAAGATATTACAGGTGTATTTACAGAAGGTCAAACATTAGCAGCCGATTCAGGTGGTTCAGGAACTATTTCTAAAATTGATGTTGCAACAGCAACAGTTGATGTAGTATCAATTGCAGATACAGATGGACAATTTATTAATGAAGATGGTAAACTTTCTGAAACTACAATGAGAATACAAGATAGTAAATACTATCAAGACTTTTCTTATGTGTTGAAAGTTGCTAGTTCTATTGCAGTATGGCGGGATGCATTTAAAAAGACAATGCATACAGCAGGATTTTATTTTACAGGTCAAGTAGATATTGTTTCAAGAATAGATGTTAGAGGATCACTACCAATTGTTGGTGCTGTTTCTGGTGCAGTTGAAATACCATTATTCCAAATTCTTAATACTTTATTCTCTACAATATTTGGTAGAAGATTAGGAACAGTAGATGATGGAACATCTTTAAGAGCAAAACCTATGGAAGGTGGAACAATATATTTAGCAGAAGACAAAATTGAACACTTTGCTGCTAATGAAAGGGATGTAACTTTAACAAGACAACCTACAGATATTGATTATGTTTCTAGGGTAAGAGCAGATATTGATAGAGTTAACTTTAGACAAGGGCACGTATATGCTGGACCTCGTTGGGGTAATCTTAATAAATGGGCAAACACTATATTTGGTATACAAAATCCAGGAACAGGAATTACGTTTGATACGTTAGAAAATTTATTAGTATTTGGAACAAGGTCTAATTTAGATGGTAGAGGAGGAGTATTCTTAATGTCTTCTGATCCTGCAGGAAAGAAAGTTAAGATGAATCTTGCTATACCTTCACAGTTTACATATAACAGTAATGAGTTCAGTAATACAGTAGTTGACTTTAGTTCTGAAGTTCCAACTTTTGATGATACAACACCGTAAAAGATTATAAATAGTAAAGTAATTTAAGGGAAGAAATGCCAAAACAAGTAATATTCACAGGAACAGCTGCTAATGACGGAACAGGTAGTAATCTCCGTTCTGGTGGTATAATCATTAATAATAATTTTAATGAAATCTATTCAGCAATAGGTGATGGTACTAATCTAAAAGGTTATATTACTATTGAAGATACAAGTTCTACACAAAATCAAGTAAACATTGGTGAAAAATTACAGTTTATTGGTGCAAACGGTATTACAACATCCGTTGGTAATAATGAAATTCAAATTGCAATAGATGGCACAGTTCTTACAGAAACATCAACAGATACATTATTAAATAAATCAATTAATTTAAATGTAAATACTATTACAGGAACAACAGCAGATTTTAATACTGCTTTATCAGATGATGATTTTGCGACAATTGCTGGTACAGAAACCTTTACAAACAAAACTTTAACTAGTCCAATAATTAATTCACCTACAGGTGATGTGGTAACCCTAACAGGTGCTCAAACAATTACAGATAAAACTCTTACAAGTCCAATTATTAACACACCAACAGGTGATGTTGCAACTAAAGCTGGAATACAAACTTTAACAAATAAAACAATAGATACTGGATCAAATTCAATTACAGGTTCTTTATTTAATGTTGCTGATGATTCATCAACAACTTCTTCCATAGCACAAGGAGATGTTTTAAAAATATCTGGTGGTGATGGTATATCAACAACTACTGGAGGCGATACAATTACAGTAACAGCTACAGGAATTACAAAAGATGAATTAAGTGCTTCTGCTGGAATTTTAAATACACAATTAGCAAACAATTCATTGGTATTAGGTTATACTTCAGTTGAATTAGGAACGAGTTCAACACTAGTAAATGGTTTATCAATTACTGGTTCTTCCTATATGACAATTTCAGGTCAAGGATCAGCAATAAGATTTAATCATCCAAACTTTGCTTCTTTTCCAAATTATACAACTTATTCAGGTTCACCTGCTTTAGATAACGCAACAAATAAAGTTTATATGGCAAGTTCAGGTGGTTGGATGGAGTTAATAACAGAAAACTCTAGTATTGCAAAAATATCAGATGTAAATATTGCAGGAATTGGTAATGGAGATGTTATAGCTTGGAATGCTACAACTACAAGATTTGAACCTGCCGCTAGTTCAGGTACTCCAGTTTTATCAATTGCTGATGATTCATCAACAGTAGATACAATTGCTTTAGGTTCGCAAGTTTTACAATTCTTTGGTGGAACAGGAATTAATACTGTTATAGATACTGCTGCTGATTCGGTAACAATTTCAAGTATAGGTCCAGTTCCAGGAACTAATTACAATCACGATTATGCTGGTATAAATGATTTAGGATATATAGGATATCGTTCACCAGATAATACAATTTCAAAAACATTAACAATTACAGTTGCTGCTAAAGCAAGTGACCATTATTATTTTGGAGATGGTGCTGCTAGTGGATTTTCTATTGACGGTAAACCTTCTCCAGCATTATCATTATCACCTGGTAAATATAAATTTGACCAAGCAGAAAGTTCAAATACTGGTCATACTTTAAAATTTTATCGGGACGCTGCTAAGACAGTACCATATACAATTGGAATTACACATACAGGTACACCAGGAAGTTCTGGTGCATTTTCAGAAATAGAATTAAATAGTGATACACCTGAAAGATTATATTATCAAAGTCAAGGTGGCGCATATATGGGACACGTAATTGATGTTGTAGGTGGAAGAAGTGAAGTATCTACATCTAAATTAGTAGGTGATGGTTCTACGTCAACATTTACAATAAATAATGGACGTACTGTAGATGATATTCTTGTTTTTGTTAATGGGATATGTTTAGTGCCTACAGACGATTATCAAGTTTCATCAACAAATTTAAGTTTTACATTAACACCAGCGATTGCCGCTGAAATAGTAGTAAGGTATATAAGCTAATGGGATCAAAAACTAGAAGTATAGCAAACAATTTAAATGCAAGTCTTGGTGTAGATAATGATACAATTACACCAGCAACAGATTTACAACCAGTTAAATCGGATATATCTGCTTTGGCTTTGAGAGAAGCAACTAACGAATCAAGTGCTGCTTTCAATTTGCCAGGACAATTTATTGAAACATTTACAGACGATACGAATTTAGGAACGCAAACAGATTGTGATAGAGTAGATGGATATATGGCAACAGTTTTTCAAAATGATGTTACAACTACAAACATAACTTTATTAGATGTAGGTGGTGACGCTGGGGATAGAGCAGAAGATAATTTACAACAAGGTAATAGTTATTTTATTGGAAATGCTTTTTACGTAGCACCTAATACAAAAGTCATAATTGATGAAGTATATTTCCGTTCTCACGGAACAGGTGGTTCACAAACAGGATGTATGTATGTAACTCCTGATAATAGTAATGCACCTTCAAATTTAGACCCAAATTCAGTAGATGGTAATAATAGACACGATTTTTCATATTCTTCAGTAGCACAAGGAAGTTATGTTGGTGGTACACTTACTAATGTCCAAACTTTTGACAATTTAGCAGGTGCTTCAAATTTAAGAGCTTGGTTTATGATTGGTAAATTTGGTACAGGTTTTTCTGGTGGTATGATACAAGGAAAAGCTGTTGGCGGAGGTTCTCAAAATGATTATTATAATCCATCTGGAAATAATACAGTAACCCCTATGGGTACTTCACTAGACAATACTTATGCGTCAGGTGTTAGTAGAGAAATATCAAGTAATGAAAGTATGAGTTATAAAGTAGTTGGAGATAAAGTTGTTAGAACAACAACATCAAATCCTAATGGAACTTTAATTCAATCAGCAAATGCAGTAAGCGGTGCAAGAACAAAAGTTGGTGGAACGTTATTATATAAGGATAATGCAGGAACCAATAATTTAGGAACAGAACTTAAAGTATATTTTACGTGTGATGGTGGAAGCAACTGGACAGAAGCGTCAAGTTATACAACTATAACACCAGTCTTTTCTACTGGAATCAAACAAGTCCGTTTAGGTGAAACTACTTGTACAAGTGGAGAAGATGTGCGATATAAGATAACCTGGGAATCGCAAAATTCAGGTGTTAAAGAAGCGCAAGTCCACGGAATAGGAATTAATTACTAATTAGAAAACTTGTATAAATATAGATAAAGGAAATAAGAATGCCAGCAATTATAACAAATAAATTCAGAATACACAACTCGGAACAGTTCCAAGAAGCGTTTTCTGAAGCGTCAGGAAATACTTTTTATTTAGGTATAGGACGTCCTCAAGCATTTGCTACTTCTACACGTGGTGATGGTAGAACAAATAATGAAGGTACAGATTTATTACCTGTAACTCCTGCAGACAACGAAAATACACAAAATTTCACATATGATGATTTGCTTGCTTGTAAAAAAGTTTCAAGTACAAATGTTGGCTTTGTAATCCCTAGAAGAAATTGGACGACTGGTACTGTATATGATTATTACAGACACGATTATGGAGAATATATTACTGGTACAACAACAGTACAAACTTCAACAAGTGGTGCTGCTACTTTATATGACGCAACTTTTTATGTTTTAACTGCTGCTAGAAACGTATATAAATGTTTAGATAATAATAACGGCGCTAATTCAACTATAGAACCTACAGGAACATCAACAACAATATTAGCAACTGCTGACGGATACAAGTGGAAATATATGTACACTTTAACAGCTGCTCAACAATCAGATTTTTTATCAGTAGATTTTATGGCAACATCAACGAATGCAACGGTAAGTTCTGCTGCTGTAGATGGTGCAATTAATGTAATTAAAATTAAAACAGCGGGTTCTGCTGGTACAGATGGAACACATACAGGTGTTGCAATACGAGGAGATGGTTCAAGTGGAGTTTGTTCAGTAACTATTGCTTCAGGTGCAGTTACAGCAATAGTTGTAACTAATGCAGGAACAGGATATACTTATGGATATCTTAAACTAGCAGATATAAATGCTGCTGGTGGCGGTGCATTAATTAGTTCAGAATTTGATGTAATAATTGAACCAAAAGGTGGACACGGATTTAATGCAGTAGAAGAGTTAGGTGGATTTTTTGTTATGTTGAATACAAGTTTAGAAGGAACAGAGTCAGCTAATTCAGGTGACGTAACTGTTGCAAATGATTTTAGAAAAGTAAGTTTGATAAGAGACCCGAAATCAGGTGGTTCAGCCGCTTCTGCTACAACATTAAGAGCAACAAGTGCTGTTGTTGGTTCAAGTAATACAGGAACATTTACTGTAGATGAAACAATTTCACAAGCAACTACAGGTGCAGTTGGAAAAGTTGTAGAGTGGGATCCATCAAATAAAATATTATATTATATTCAAACAAGACACAATGATGAGGGAGTAGATACTAACGGTAATCAAACAGCATTTAGTGGCACAAATATTATTACTGGTGCAGATACATCAGCAACTTTAACACCTGATACAACAACAGGCACAGTTAACAGTCAAACATTTTCAAATGGATATTCTATTTCGGAAATTGACCACGGTTCTGGTGATATAGTTTATGTAGAGAATAGAGCGCCAATCACTAGAGCTGCTGACCAAACCGAAAATATCAAATTGATTATAGAATTTTAGGGGAGTTAAATGCCAAGTCCAACAGATTTTAACTTATCGCCCTACTTTGATGACTTTAATGAAAGTAAAAAATTTCATAGAGTTCTATTCAGACCAGCATTTGCTGTACAGGCGAGAGAGTTAACACAATCACAGACACAATTACAAAACCAAGTAGAAAGGGTTAGTGACCATCTATTTGAAAAAGGTGCTATGGTTATACCTGGAGAAATCGGGTACGACTTAAATTACACTTCAGTAAAACTTTCAGCAAAATCAAACTCAACTTTAGCAGATTATAACGGAGTAGAATTAACAGGTGCAACTTCAGGCGTTGTTGCAAAAGTTGTAGGTGTTGCAGTTGCAGATGGTACAGACGCAGATACATTATTTGTAAAATATACAAAAACTGGAACAGACAATGTAGCAATTGCTTTTACTGATACAGAAACTTTAGATTGTACAATTAATAGTTTGGCAGCCACAGCGACTGTTGCTTCAACACATATAGGTTGCGCTGCTGAAGTACAACAAGGAATTTATTATATTAATGGATATCACGTTGAAGTTTCAAAACAAACAGTAGTATTAGACAAATATACAAACACACCTTCATATAGAGTTGGTTTATTAGTTACAGAATCTTTTGTAACTCCAAATGAAGACGCAAGTCTACAAGATAATGCTCAAGGAACATCAAATCAAAATGCTCCAGGTGCTCATAGATTTAAAATACTTTTAACATTAACAAAACTATCTTTAGCTTCAACAGCAGACGCAAACTTTGTAGAGTTGTTAAGATTAAAAAATGGTATTATTCAAAATCAAGTTAGAACAACAGAATACGCTGTAATAGAAGATACTTTTGCTCGTAGAACGTTTGATGAATCTGGTGATTATGCATTAAGAGATTTTGATTTAGATTTAAGAGAACATTTACTATCAGGAGATAATAGAGGTATCTATACTTCAGGTCAAGGTGGGGACACAACTAAAATTGCTGCTGGTATGGGACCAGGTAAAGCATATGTTCGTGGTTATGAAATAGAAACAATAGGTACAACTTTTGTTGATATTGATAAGACAAGAGAATTTGATACAGAAAATAATTTTAAAACAAGATTTAGTTTAGGTAATTACTTAAATGTAAATAACGTTTATGGTTCACCAGATATTGGTTTCGTTTCAGGAGATTCAGAATCATTTAAAAATCTTACTTTACATAAAAAAGCAACTGCTGTTAGAGGTACTCCTAATAATGGAGCTAATTCAAATATCAATATAATAGGAAGAGCAAAATCAAGAGGATTTGAACATTCAACTGGTACTGCTTCAAGCAATATTTTTTCAAGTGGTGCTTTAACAAGTTCTGTTTTTAAACATTATCTATTTGATGTAGATATGTTTAATCATTTAAATATACTAACTGCTCAAAGTTTTACTACTGGTGAAACTGTAACAGGAACGTATGGTGCGACTGGTATAGTTCAATCATTATCAACAACAGAAACATCAGCAATTAATAGTATAACTCAAGCAAATCCTTGTGTAGTTCAAACTGTTAGTGGACACGCTTTTGAAGATGGACAACAAATTACTATTTCAGGAGTTGGTTCTTCTTGGGCGATTGATTCAACAGTAGAAACTGGTGGAATATTTACAGTTAGAGTAATTAATGCTACAGATTATAATTTATACAAAGCAGATGGAATAACTCCTGTTAATTGTACAAATCCAGGCACAGGTGGAAATGCAACACACGGAGTTGTAATAGTTTCAAATGTACAAGGTAGTTTTCTTGCAGGTGAAACAATTACAGGTGGTTCTTCAAGTAATACAGCAGTTATACAATCAGATGTTATAGGACGTAAAGGGGCAACAGTTTTTGGTCCTTCTGATATTAAACAAGTTGCAATGGCAGGTTCTCCTACATATACTGCTGATGTAGCAACAGACAATGTTAATTTGACAGGTACAATATCTGTCGCAGGTGCAGGAAAAATAATTAGTGGATTTGGTACAAGATTTACAGATGAATTAAAAATTGGAGATAGTATTACATATACAACTGATACTCCTCTTTCTGAAACAAATGAAGTTGCCTATGTTATTAATGATACAAGTTTTGCAGTAGTTACTGGTGCAGGTGCAAATGTAACTAAATCATCTTTTACTAGAGGACGTGGTGCAATAAAAGAACCAAGTAAAAATATTTCTATATTTGAAATGCCAAATGAAACAGTTAAGACATTAAAGACAACTGTTAATTCAGGAATAACTGATACAAACTTTTCTGTACGAAGAGCATTTACAGGAACATTATCATCAAATGGTGATATAACAATTACAGCTGGAACAAATGAAACATTTGGTGGATTAAAAGAATCAGACTATGCTGTATCTATTATGTCAATGGGTGCAGGTACAGGAGGAGAAGTTGGTGCTGTATTAAGTATAAGTGGTACTAACCATTTAGCAGGTGATATATTTACATTAGGTGGTTCTCCAACTGGTAAAACTTTAACATTAAATTTTGGTACTGATTATCAAGGACATAAAGTAAAAATATTAGCAACAGTTAATAGAAGTGTTGCAGGTTCTAAAACAAAAACTATAGCTTCAGCACAAACAGTACAGATATCAACTCAAGCAGAAGTAGAAAGTGGAGTATGTGGTTTAGGTAAAGCAGATGTTTATAAAATTAATACTGTTTATATGTCAGTAGATTTTTCTACAAATGCTACTGCTGGGGATACAGATATTACAGATAGATTTACTTTAGATACAGGACAAAGAGATAACTTCTATGATATTGGAAGAATTAAACTAAAAACTGGTGCAATAACTCCAACAGGAAGATTACTAGTAAATTTTGATTATTTCTCACACGGTTCAGGAGATTACTTTGATGTAGACTCTTATGCAGGTGTTGTTGATTATGAAGATATTTCAAGTTATACTTCTGATACAACAGGAAAAATATTTAGATTAAGAGATTGTTTAGATTTTAGACCAAGAGTAGATGACGCTTCAACAATAAATTCAGGAGTTCAAGACCGTTCTTATGATGGTACAGGTGCCTCTACGGTTAATTTAGTTAAATTTAATACAGATATTACTTCTGATTTTGAATACTATTTACCAAGAATAGATAAAATCTTTTTAGATAAAGAAGGAAATTTTCAACTTTCTAAAGGCGCAAGTGCTTTAGTACCGCAAGTACCAAAATCTTTAGATGGTGCAATGTTATTGTATACTTTAGAAATGCCATCTTACGTTTTATCTTTAGATGATATTATTATTAAAAAAGTTGATAACAGAAGATATACAATGAGAGATATTGGTTATTTAGAAAATAGAATTGAGAATATGGAATATTATACTCAATTATCATTGTTAGAAACACAAGCACAAAATTTACAAATACAAGACGCAAATGGTTTTGATAGATTTAAAAACGGAATTATAGTAGACAACTTTAGTGGTCACAATATAGGTGATGTGGGAAATATAGATTACAAATCATCTATTGATATGGCAAGAGGTCAATTAAGACCTATGTTCAATGAGGATGCAGTACAATTAATAGAAGCAGATGATGATGGTACTGCTATTCAGGCGTCTGATAGAACGGATGGAAGTTATCAAAAAACTGGAGATTGTTTAACATTACCTTATACTGAAACAGCTTTAATAACACAACCTTTCGCAAGTAAGAGTGTCAATGTTAATCCATTTGATGTCTTTACTTGGTCAGGTGCAATAGAATTAACACCACCAAGTGATGAGTGGAAAGAAACAGAACGAAGACCAGAATTAGTTATAAACAATGTTGGTGGTTTTGATACGTTAGTTTCTGGAATTCCAAACAATGGTTTACAAGGTGTTGAAATTGGAACTGTATGGAATGATTGGCAAGATTTTTGGTCAGGTTCAACTAGAGATGTCGCAAGTAGACAAGTTGGCGGTGGAAGAGCAGGAAGAAGAGTATTTGCTGTTGATGAAATAGAAACTGCTCAAACAGTTCAACAAACAAGAACAGGATTAAGACAAAGATTAGTTCCTCAAGTAGTAAGAAATTCAATAGGCGATAGAATTGTTAATGTTGCTTTCGTACCATTTGTTAGAAGTAGAACATTATCATTTAGTGGAACAAGGATGAAACCAAATACAAGAGTTTATCCTTACTTTGATAATATTGCAATAGCAACTTATTGTACACCAACTGGTGGTTCATTAGGAGGCAATATTGTAACAGACGCCAATGGTGCGTGTTCAGGTACTTTTGCAATTCCTGATCCAACTAATAATGCAAATCCAAGATGGCGTACTGGTCAAAGAGTATTCAGATTAACAAGTTCAGCTACAAATGATACAAGTTCAGATGTAGAAACTTCAGGAGAAGCAGATTATGTCGCAAGAGGAATTTTAGAATCTGTACAAAATACAATTATATCAACAAGAGAACCTAGAATAGAAAGACAAGCTACAACTGAAAACAGAAGTATTACAAGAACATCTACAAGACGAAGTGAAAGAACGGTTGGTTGGGTTGACCCATTAGCACAAACATTTATGATTGATGATGTTGGTGGAGTATTCTTAACTTCTGTTGATTTATTTTTTAGTACTAAAGATAGTAATATTCCAATTACAGTTCAAATAAGAGAAGTTGTAAATGGATATCCAGGATCAGTAATTTTACCATTTAGTGAAACAACAATAAATCCAAGTTCAGTTAATACAAGTGCTGATGGAACAGTAGCAACTACATTTACTTTTTCAGGTCCTGTATACGTACAAGAAAATGTTGAGTATTGTTTTGTTGTACTTGCAAACTCAAATGAGTATACTGCTTATGTTGGAAGATTAGGCGAAACAGTATTAGGTTCTGATAGAACAATATCACAACAACCATATGCTGGTGTTATGTTTAAATCTCAAAACGGTTCAACTTGGACTGCTGAACAAAACGAAGATATTAAATTTACATTGAATAGAGCAGAATTTTCAAATGCAGTTGGTAGAGTTACACTTTGCAATGAATCATTACCAGCAAGAAAATTAAGAAACAATCCAATTAGAACAACGCAAGGTTCAGATATTGTTAGAGTTTATCATCCAAATCACGGAATGCATAGTACATCAAACAATGTAACTATATCTGGAGTTCCTTCAGGAACATATAACGGATTGGCACATAGTTCTATTAATGGAACATATACGACTATATCAAACATAACTTTAGATAGTTATGATATACAAATACCAGGTTCTACAAACGCAAATACTTCAGGAGATATTGGAAGTAATGCTGTATATGCAACACAAAATAGATTGTATGATGTTATGAATTTAAATTTATCAACAATGAGTGTACCAGGTACAAATATATCTTATAAATTAAGACCTACAACTGGTCAATCAATACACGGTTCAGAAGCAGAATTTAGTACAGTATCAGTTGCAAACGCTGGTTCAGTAATTGCAAATGATAATATCTATTGTACTTCACCTAAAATGGTTGCAAGTCAAATAAATGAAACAAATGAAATGAACGGATTAAAATCTTTGTATGTAAATGTAGAAATGACAACTACAAATACTAGACTATCACCACTTATAGATTTACAAAGAGTTAGTGCATACACAATACAAAACAGATTAAATAGTCCAACATCAGGTAATACACCAGACTTTGTTGCTGATACTGCTCCAACTGGAAGTTCAACAGCAGGTGTGTATTTAACTAGACCAATAGTTTTAGAAAATAATTCTACTTCTCTTGATATAAGACTATCGGCAAATGTTCGTTCAAGTTCACAAATTAGACTTTACTATAGAACATCTGGAGGTGCAGAAACTAGAAAAATTGAAGATATGAATTGGTTACCATTTAATTCAGATGGTAGCGAAGATATTACAATTGCTCCTGCAGAAGACGATTTAACATTTAGAGAATACAAATATTCAGCAAATGGATTAAATGATTTCACTTCATTTCAAATTAAAATTGTAATGAAAGGAACGATATCATCTTATCCACCAATTTGTAAAGATATGAGAGGAATTGCATTGGCGATATAAGAAAATGGCAAACGGAATATTGAAAGTTGAAGGACACGCAGATTTAATTAGGGATGTAGAAACTAATGCTATAGTTAGAACAAGCAACGAAT